CTAGTCCTCGTCCGGGTAGGTCGATATTTTCCACTCTGGATAGGTCATCATCGGGGGCGGGGGCAGGGTGATGTCTTTCTCCACCGCCCAGAATTGGAGTTTGCGCCAGTAGCCCGCGACGTACAGCTGATACTCGTGGTGGATCTTGTCCTTGGCGCGTAGCTCGCCTACCTCATCATCCAGGCGCTGAATCGTCTCCTCTAGCCGGTCTAGGCGGCGGGCATCACTAGCCTCATCAGCGGCGATAGCTTCCTGCTTATGCCTGGTCAGTGCTTTGCTCGCCGCGCCGATAATGCCGCCGTAGTTTTCAGCCGCCTTGGAGAATAGGCCACTCACGAAAGCGAGGATGATGGCGATAGAGAGAAAGAAGCCCAGCGGGTTCTTCGAGCCGGATAGGAACGTGGGTATTTCGTCAATCTGCACTATGCTCCCTCCGGTTTTTGGCGACGGCCATGCGGATTGTGAGTGCCCAGGCGATGACTGCCCAGATGAACGCGGTCGTGAGGTACAGGGTGAGGTAGCGCCAATCGTCGAATGAGCCGTCCTTGAACACGTCGTCCACAACCATGAGGGCGAACGCGAGATAGATAGCGGTGGTGAGTAAAGCACCGCCGCGCACAACCCGGTTGGAGCTAGACGCTAGCCCTGCCGCGATGACGGCAGCGGCGACGAGGCACGCCACACCCCAAGCGAAAGCAGGGCCAAGACCATCAATCTCAAAGACTCCGACGCCGCTGTGAGTATCTCCGGTGACGTAGTCGAGGCCGCGTGACGCCATCTGAAACGCCAGGGCAGCGATGATGAGGCGGAGGGAGCGGGTCACGGCCTCACTCCCCCGCGGTGGTGGGGCCGGTGTAGACCGGCAGGGCGGGCACGTCCTCCGGCTCCGGTGTGACGGGCTGCTCAATGACTACACCTACAGGGGCCTGATCTGACTCGCGGCCCGTATTCACGGCGGCGAGGAGGCCACCAATGAGCGCGGCTAGACCACCGGTCTGTCCCAGCCAGCCGTCTACCTGCTCGGGGCTGGCGATGCCGAATGCGACGAGGGCCAGGCCCACGGCGGCGACGATGACGTACACAGCGAGCCGAATCCACCACGGGGTTCCGATGACGGCGCGAGGCTTCGGTGCGGAATTGGTGTAGTGCTTGGCCATTAGTGCTCGCCTCCTAGGAGCTGGTCGAGCTTGCGCTCAATACGGACGATCATCTGAATCATGTGAGCAAGGGCGTCAACCGGAGTAATGCCCTTACCCTTCTCGTTCACCCCTAGGTGCTTCCAGCCGGGGTACGACGCCTCAATGTCCACGGTGCCGTCCTCGCGGAGAATCTTGTCACGCCCGCCCGTGATTTGCTGGCGAATATCCTTCACATCCGAGCCAATGGGGTCGGTGATGCGAATATCGACGTAGCGCTTGGTCTCTTCGGTTTTCCGGTCAATATGCTCGAGAATTCTTTGAATATCAGCCATGCTTAGCTCCTGCTCTTGCTTTCCTGTGAATAGTGTTTCCAGCTGTGCCCTGCTGCCCCGGTAGGCGTTGATGTCCACGCTGTAGCCCGCGACCTGCGCGTTGCTGCCGAACTGCCACAGGGCGGGTTTCTGATTGCCCAGCGGGTAGTCCCATTGGCGGTGGTGGTCGCCGGGGTAAATGTCACGCGGCTTGCCCCTCGGGTTGCCGCCGTAGGCTGCGACCCAGAACGCTCCGAACTCGTGACTGTCCGGCTCGTGGGGGCTGATACGCCCCTCCCAATACGGGACGTAGGAGTACGCGCCGATGACGCGCACGCCCCGGCGCTCGAACTCGGCCTTGCAGGCGCGGATGTGGTCAACATGAAGGCCCGCGTTGGTCTCCACGTCAATCCACAGCGGGCGCTTCTTGTCGCCCATGACCTCCAGGGAGGCCTGCACTTGCTGCGCCACGCTAGTGCCCTCGCTCGGGTTCCTGAGGTAGTGATAGGCGGCGGTGAGCATTCCCGCGCTCTCCGCGTCCTCAAGATGAGAGCGGTAGCACCTGTCCTTGTAGGTGCCGTCCGTGGTGCGGATAATGGCGAAGTCGATACCCTCACGCTTCGCCTGCGCGAGCGACATGCCGTCCTGGTGCTCGGACACGTCGATGCCGAAGATGACGCCCGGCGCGGCCTGGTCCCCGCCGGGTTCTCCTGGCCAGCGTGCATCGCGGAGGACTACCTCGGGGTCGAGGATGGTCTCGCCGAGTACGCGCTGCGCGGGCGCGACCCATGAGTATCGGTAGAACTCGAAGTGGAGGTGTGGTGGCACGCCTCCGTTGGTTGCGCTGTTCGGGTTGATGCGTCCGATACGCTGACCTTCTCTAACGTGTTCGCCGGTGGCGACCTCTGGGATGATGTGGCCGTAGACGGATTCACCGCCGCCGACGCTGGCGGGGTGGTCGAGTCTGATCCAGCGCCCGAAGCCGCTTGCTGGCCCGGCTGCGATGATGGTGCCGTCCTTGACGGCGTAGATGGGGTAGCCGCCTGAGCCTCCGTCGCGGCCAAAGTCGGTGCCCCAGTGGGTGGTGCCCCACCGTGCGCCTATTGGGCTTGTGACATAGAAGCCTTTTTGTACTGGCATTGTGGTCATAGCCTCCTCCTTTCTTGGGTATAAAAATGCCCCTCGTGGGGGCTGGGTTGGTTTTCGCAGTTAGTCTTGGGCGGGCATCGGGATGATCACGAATGAAAACGTGTCATTCGTCGTGGCGTCGGCGGCGCGCAGATAGATGTAGGCGTTGTTGCTCACGGCCTCAACCAGGTTGATGCCACCAGGGTTTTCCCGCCACCATTGCACATCACGCCGCCTGTCACCATCCGTCAGGACGAGTGTCGTCGAGCCTCTATAGGTGGTGGAGAGCTGCACATGTGAAACGCCTTTCGGGATGCCGATGAGGTCGATTTGGCCGCGCTGGTGCGCCTTGCCAGCGGCAATGACAGGATTCGTGCCCGGCGCGCCGGTCATCACGACCGAGTACGGCATTGCGTCTTCAAAGATTGGGGTGGTCATGCCGCCACCTCCACTGCGGTTAGGCGGGCACCTGGAAAATCGTGATTCCCAGCAGCGTGGGGTTCGACGGGTCTGCCGTCGAGACGAATGGGACCACAGTTCCCGCCTTGTCCATGATGACTCGGACGATGCGGCCCTTGTGGGGGCCGTCCATGCCGAACACGGCCCGCGACCCCACGTAGAGGGACATCCACCGCTCCTCGTCGAAGTCGATGATTAGCTGATGCACACCGGCGGGGAGCCAAAAATCGGTAGCCGTGTCTTTCGGACCGCGCCCGGCCACAATCTGGCCCCGAGTGCTGCCCTCGGTTGAGACGGGCTTGATGACCAGTGAGCGCATCCAGGCTTCTTCTAGTGGTGCGGTCATTTACGCCACCGCCCGGCGCGCTAGACCGGATAAATCGTGAGTGTGCCCCTGTGATCCTCCGCCACATTTTGAGCTTTCGCCGCAGGGCGGACATACACCACGACTTTCTCCCCGGGTTTTGCCCCACCCCGGCCCGTCGTCCCCCCCGCCGTTAAATTCGGTGAGCTTCCGCCATTCCCAGCCCTTGCCATTATGGTGCTGGTGCCAAAGCTCGGCCTTTTGCGGCCCAGACCAGGACGCAGATACCAAGCTCGGCCCCTCCAGGCGGTAGTGGTCGCCACCATCTACGCGCGTGAGCTGTTCATTCCCAGCTTGTCTTACCAGTGTGAATGACACCGGCATTGCAATATCGGGTGTTGTCATTTCTCCTCCTTAGTGTGTTGCTGCAGCTCCAGGGCGTGGACGGTCCCCGGCCGCCGGGGCATCACCAGTGCCTGCTGCAGTGGTTGGTTTTGGTGGTGTGACGTCCAGCCACACCGTGCGGTCCGTGAAATCATTCGGCAGGTCAGTCAGTGCGGTCTTTTGGAGGATGTGTCCTTTCCACAGGACGTGCTCACCCGGCAAAAACGGCACAGTCTCCACAGCCTGGCTGACCGCACCGATACCGTCCGCGCGCATCGTCGCAGGCAGTTTCGCGTCCTGCGGGGTCGCCAGCGCACCCTGCTCACGCAGCCGCTGTACCGCATGCGTCGCGCCCTCCTGGATTGCTCTCTCACGCTCCCGGCGCGCTGGCTCTTCATCGAAGCACCACCCGCGGTGGCGCATCAGGCCAGCGTCGGAGAGGCGTTGGACGACTTGCTTGGCAGCCTCTTCGAGCTGCCAGGCGTCAAGCCCCTCTATGGCCTTGACGAATTGCTCAAGGCCTGCTTCTGGTGCTGTCATTATCCTTTCCTTTCATTTCTCTGGCTACTGTTCTTTGAATGCCACGTAGGGTGGCCACACGGAAATATCCGTGCCGGGAATCTGCACTTTCTTCGCCCGCACGGACTTGCCGTCCTTGCTCAATTGGGCCTCCCGTGTGGAAAAGGCCACGCTGCGTTCAAACGCAACGGCACCGTCAGAGCGCACGCTCACCGGGTTCTCGACGGGGTTTTTATACACATCAGTCGGGATAAACTTGCCCGTCTCCCTATCCACCTCAAGCACGTATTCGGGTTTGTTCGGCAGCCACACCTCGACCTGTATGTGCGCCTGGGTGAACACCATCTGTGGCGCTCCCTGCTCAAACACATCTGAGCGGTATCCTGGTCCGACATTGAACGTGTACAAGTCCACAGCCGATTTACCGCCGATGGCGGCCTTGTACTCGATTTGGAACTGGACTCGGCCCCACCACGTGCCATGCGCGGTAAATTTCAGCCCCCGCTGCTGGTTCCAGTCAGTGGTGGTCAGCAGGTCGTCGTGTTTTTTCGACCCCGCACCCACATGATTAAACAGCCTGGTCCGTCGGTCCCTGTTCCACGCAATCAGGTTGCGGTGCACATCAAGACCACCTGAGAGGTAGTACTGCTGGATCGCAAGGGTGTGTGCCTTGGCTTTCTCCGCACCCTGGCGCGCCTCGTGCGCTTTCTGCCGCTCCTGTTCGGCAAGCTTGCGCTTATCCTCGGCGAGTTTGCGCTCCTGCTCGGCTTCGTTGCGGCGTCGCTCCGCCTCCGCTCGTGCGAGCTCTGCAGCCGCCATGGACGAGGATGCTGCCATCATCGCGTTGCTTGCTCGACTGCGGGCGGTCTCCGCAAGCTTGCGCTGCTGCTCAGCGGCATTACGCTGCGTCTAAGCGGCAGCACGTTTCCCCTCCGCATCAGAACGCGCCGTCTCAGCCTGATCACGCGCAGTCTCAGCAGCAGACCGCGCAGACTCGGCCTTCGAGCGCTCATTCTCTGCTTGCACACGCTGCTGCTCCGCCTTTTTGCGCTCCTCCTCCGCCCACATGCGCGCCTGCTCCGCTGCTGCCATCGCGGCAGCAGCAGCCTGCATCGACTGCATCGCACGCTTACGCGCCTGCTCCGCCTCATTGCGTTTCGCTTCTGCATCAGCACGTTTGGTTTCGGCAGAGTCGCGGGCTTGCTCAGCTAAGCGACGCGCTGTCTCCGCATCATTGCGTGCTTCCTCCGCTTTCCGCAGTGCCTCCTGTGTCAGCGTCTTCGCCTGCGTTGCCGCCTGCGACGCCGTGGATGACGCTTCCGACGCTGTTTTCGCCTGCGACGACGCGTCCGACGCCTCCCGTGATGCCTGCTGCGACGCCTGCGACGCATCCGACGCCGCATCCGAAGCATCGGTGGCTTCCTTGACGCGATCAGCAGCCTCCCGCGCATAATCGAAGCTCTTCTGCGAATGCCGCCTCGCCTGGTCCGAGTACTCGAAGCTCTTCTCCGAATGCTCACGCGACCGCTCCGAATAATCCAATGAAAGCATGCTGTGTGACACCGACTGTGCCGACGACGCCGACGACCGCTGCGACGCCAACCGCGCCTCCAACGAGGACCGCGCCGCATCCTTCGAATGCTGGTCCGCAGCCTCCGAATGCTCAGCCGCTTTCTCCGACGCCTCAGTCGCCTCACGCACATGACTAGCAATCGTCCCGTCAGCATCTTTGACCGCCGTCAGCGCCTCATGGGCAGCAGACTTCGCAGACTCCGCGGTGTTTTTTGCCGATGCCGCGACCTTGCTCACCGACCCCACAGCCTCAAGCCGCTCACGACGCTCCTGCATAATCTCGAACTCACGGTCCTGGATGTCTCGCTCGCGAGCGGCATCATCCTCAACCAGGGCACCGCCAACATGAACGCGCCAGTCAACAACAGCCCCAGCCTCAACCTTGTCTTCAATCAAGGTCACCGGCTGCATCAGCACACGGTTCCAAATCAACACCGGAACAATGTCATCGACATCGAAATCGACCCGCGGCACTAGAGCTCCCAACGCTGACCTGTCAAAATCCTGCTGGAACAACGCATCACCATCGGTACGCCGAGCGGCATCGTCAAGCACACGCTCAACATCACTACGGCCCGAGAACGGGACCATAGCGCCAGTCTCCGAATACTCCGCCGCAGTAATCGACACATTAGCGCGCACAAACCTACGGCCCATCCGCCCCGGCGCGTCACGGAGTTTGGCGGCGTAGCCGAAGTCTTGGTCGTCAGGGATTTCTGGCTTGTGGTCGTCGGGGACGGTATCAGGCCATGTGACTGCCCAGGTGCCGTAGGCGTACGAGGCAAGTGAACGTAGGACAGTGAGTTCACCGCCGTCGGCAATGAGTGGGTGCATCAGACCTCCTCAATCTTGTTGACATGAATGATTTGAATAGGATGCGCCCAGCTATGGGCCGCGACTGTTTCGACACTGTTACGGCACAGGATTGGGGGATCCCCCGGCCACCACAACGACACGTCGATACCGACACCAGCTACTTTGCAGGCGCTAGCGACAGTGTCGAGGACGGGATCATCGTTGACGCGGATGAGTACTCGATCCGAAGTATCGGACTGAGTGTCGTAGGCGACGACGGCGTGTGGCTGGTTGTCCCATCCGTAGAGTTTGTTGACTGCGTCGAGCGAGTCTTGGATGAGGTTGCGCACGGTTGACACTGCAGGACCGTCCATGGTGTACCCGTCGGCTTTGGTAGCCAGACGAACTTGAGCAAGCTCGCGTGGCAGCACGTAGGTCACGCCGGATGCATCGGTACGCCATTCAGTAAAGGCGGCACGTTTCCATTCGGCTGGGATAGATGGGCAAGGCCACCACGCCAGCCCGTCGAGGAGGTCGAGGGCGTGGATGGTAAGTGTGGACGGCGCCGACTTTCCCGCGACAACTGTGTAAATGATGGTTGCTGCGCGGCGTTGCCCGTCAGAGCGCACCATCATTAAAAGCCGGGTTGGCCCGTTGGCAGGAACAAGCGCACCGGTGGAGTCCTGGACTCCAAGGCCGTTCCCAACAAGCTCATCAAGCACACGATCGCCAGGCTGCACCGAAACCTCAACCTCAACGGAGGAGGCCGTCAGCCTAGCCTTGGGAAAAGTCACGGAAATGACGCCACCTAGCTCGAGAAGAGGTAACCCATTCTCGTCGAGGATTCCCAACCACTGGCCCTCGTCGGCAACTACCCTGTCAATGTGCTTGCGCCAGTTCGTTAGATCCACGGGTTAAGTACTCCTTCCTCCCACTCGAGGTACGCACCAGCTGGAAGCCCAAATAAACGAGTTTCACCGACCGGGACCATCTCACCCACGGCATCGACAGTGATGGCCGCGCGCGTGTTACCGACCCAGACGCGTGCACTATTTGACCGTCGCAGCGGCAGGCGATGCTCGACGGTGACCGCAGGCAGCGTGAACGACGCCCCGGAGGGAAGACGCACTGTGCCCCCACTACCCGACCACACCAAAGTTGGCCAGATAGGTACGTCCCCACCGTTAGCGATCGATACCGAACTGCCGGACGCCGTGTAGTGGCGTGACCACACACCGGCGTAGCACACAGCAGATAATTCGATGCGCGCACCCTGGCGAGGTACGGCACCAGGCGCAGGCAGCGAGGCCGCGAGCTGCATCGCCACCTGGTACTCGGCACCACTATCACGCCGAAGGAGCAGGGTGCCCGGCGCGCGGGTTGAAAAATCCGCGTGGGCTTTAACCCACTGGTCGAAGGTGAAGAGGACGAGAGTAAACGACCCCTCCATTGGTGCGACCGTGCGATCGGCAAGCAACAGTGCCGCGCCCGGTTCACCTGGCACCACGACCGGATTGTCGGTATAGGTACCGACGAATCCCGAGAGAGTATCAACCTCAATAAACGGTGTACCGTCACTGCCTTCGAGTAGTTGGTATTCCGCCCCAGTTGGCGCGCGATACCGCAGGGAATAACCCATGGACGTTCCTTTCTTTAGCGTCTCCTGTAGGCCACCTCGGCCGCCAGCGGCGTCTTGTTCTCCAGTTGCACAACTCGTGCATTCAGATTGCCTGCCATCTCCTTGACCTGCTCCGCGCTAAACGCATCGCCGGTCATGTACAGCACCTTGTCGGGCTGAGCAGCAAGCTGACGCAGTTGGTCGGCGGTATCGGCCTGGTAGTTGGCCAGCTTTTCGACTGCGGCGCGCACTCCGGCGTCTTGGGTTTCGTAGTACTTCGCCCATGCCTCATGCGAAGCTTTCTCAGACTCCAACGCGGTGATTTCGTTGTTCATCGGATTCAGCTTCGTGCGGTAGTCCACCTCGGCCAGCTGCTTTTCCAGCTGTCGCCGCATTTCCGACTCGTTGGCCTTGATGTCGATCTGCTTGTTCTTGTACTCGATTTCATCGAGAGCTCGAGCAGCATCACCTAGCGACGAGTTCTTTATCATCTGCTCAACCATGTCGGTATGCCCGGTGAACCCGAGCCACCCTGCAGACGACATCACCTTGTTGACATCGCGCTTGTTGACGTTGGCTGATTTGAACTCGTCGGTTTGTTCCAGCTCGCGAAGCTGCTGGTCGATCTGGGCGAGACGACGCTTGTCCATCGCCCCAGCACCGGATGCGTGATACGAGAACACACGCCACCAATTCTTGCCCTGGTTGGCCTTGATATTGGCTTTCTCGGCCTGCAGGTCAGCCCACCGCTGCGCGGCCGTAGCCTCCCCTTCTCCCATGCCGAATGCCTTGCCCGAGGCCACCGCCAGCTTTTCAGCAGCAGTACCCAGCTGGGCCGTCACATCCTTGAGATTCAGGGCAGCCACGGTTGCCTTCCAGACTGCCTCGAGGTTGGCCTGCTGCGCCTGGGCCGCCAGCAACCGCTCGCCAACCTGCGCGGCCTGCACCTTCTCCCACAGGGAGCGCGACGTGTCAGACCACGTCGACATGTCCGCCATGATCGAATCCATCGACGCGCCGAACTCATCCGTACCTGCCTTAAGGCTGTTGCGGAACCGGTCGTACGACAGCGACAGGTCATCGTAGTTACTCATGCTGGCCTTAAGGTCAGCGCGACGCTGCGCCTCAAACTCGGCCTGGGCTTCGGCAACAGTGACCGCACCCTCGAGTTGTGAGCGCACCCCGTCCATTTGTGCGATGCGCACATTACGCAGAGCTGCAGCCAATTCGATTTGTGCCAGCATTTGCTGGACGATGAGCTTGCTGACCTCCCCGCGCAGCTTCGTGACCATACCGGCGAGCTGTGCGATGGACCCGAACGCGTTGCTTATTCCCGACCATGCAGTAGCGAATCCTTGTTGGACTGCCACGATCTTGTCGGAAATCCACGTGACGATCTTCTTGGTCACCTTGATAACAGTCTCGGCGACTTGGATCGCTGCAGCAACCTCCGCACGACCAGTAGCCTCCGCAGCCAACCGCACGGCACCCAGCGAAGACTGGTACTCATTCTCCGCGTCGGTGACTGCCTCCTGTGCCTTGAGAAGCTCCTCGGCGGACTTCGACCCGTTCTTTTCTAGCTCCTTGGCCGCGTCCTCGCGCACACGCTTGAGCTTCTCCTCTGCGTCAGCGACCTTCTTAGCTTTCTTCGAGCCGTCCTTATCCGACTTCGCCGCCGGAGTCGTCTTCACCTCCTCGAGGTTCTTCTCTGCGTCCTTGATGCGGCGCTGCATCTTGTCGGACAGCTCCACATCTTTGCCTTGCATTTCGCGGTACTGGGCACGCGCAGAGATCAGATTCTTCTCAGCCTGGGTGACCGCCTCGGTCGCATCAACCTGCGCAACGGACGCATCTTCCAGGTCCTTATAGGCTCCGGTAACCCCACCGAACGTGGACTTCAGGCCAGTGATTCCAACCAGGGATCCAACACTGTCGGCAAGCCCCAGGCCCTCGGTGGCATCCATACCAGAAAGGTAGGCGCGGATGTTCGACCCGTCCTGAACGTCGCGCACCACATCACCCAGGAAGGCGATCTTGTTGGCGATCTTCTCCCCGGCGCGCTCGCCAAAGACTTCAGCAAGCCCGGCATAGCCGCTGTCGGAGCCGTTCCATGCAGCTGTTAGTTCATCGGCCATGGCTTCCCACGGCACGCTTGAGAACTTGGTCAGCGCAGATGTCAAGCCCGGCACCAGGCCAACGAACTTGTCGAAAGCCACAGTCTGGGTTGAGTTAAGGACGCGCTCGGGCTTGCCCTTATTTACTGCGATGCCGTTGGTGGGGAGGATTCCGCCGGTGTCGTAGATGTGTGCCCGCCACTTCTTAAGCTGGGTGCGCTTGTGCTCGTCCTTCTCCCACTCCGACTTGAGGTTCGAGGCCGTGCCCCAGTCGATGGTGTCGAGCTTGATGCCGGTGTCGACGGTGACACCGGTAGTCGATGTGTTGGCTACCTTGCCGTTGACAAGAGCTTCTGATGCCGCCGTACCGACGGCGGTGCTGCCCTTGAGTGCGCGCCACCACACATCGGTGAACTGGCCGTCGCGGGAGCCTGCGGCGCGGCCACCAATCTGGCCGTTGCCACGCCCGCCGCCCATCTCAACGTTGGTGGACTCGCCCTTAGGGCCGTAAATTGTGCTCGCGGTATGGCCGCCCCAGGGACCGCCGTTGAAGTAGGCGACCTCAAATGCGTTCTTGCCAGAGCTACGCCCCCGCTTGAACCCGTGCTGTGCCAGCCAGGAGCCCTGCGAGCCAGTGGCGAATTTGCGGCCTGTCGTGTCTACTCCGGCGACCAGGGCTGCTACGGCGGACTGGGTGCCCGAGCAGTCGCCCCAGTTTCCGTCCAGGCCGCCGCCCCACACGTAGGGCGACCCCTCCAGCGAGCCGGGGGCCTGGTTGCCGTTGACGTTACCGCCATGCAGGAACTTCAACACATCCGAGTAACCCACCACGCCGCCGTCGGCGTAGCCAGGAAGGCCAAGGTCGCCCTTGCGCCTGTCGAGCTTGCCTCCGTTGATGGCCGCCAACAGCGGAAGGTACTGCTTAGTGGCTGCGCGGTTGACGATGAATTCACCTGGTTCCACACGTGCGATCGGGGTCTTCTTCTCCGTCGACCAACCAAGGATGGGGTCTCGCTGTGAGTTCGACACACCGGGGATGGATGGCAGGACACCGCTACGGGCGAAGCCGGCCAGGCCACCAAAATGTAAGCCGGGAACGAATCGCTCCACGGAATCCGGCACGACGGAACGGATAGCGTCCATCACCGCCGATCCGGCGTTACGTACACCGTCGGCAAGGCCCTGGATGATCGAGCGGCCCGCGTCTAGGAGCCAGGAGCCGGCACCCGCGAACGCAGCCTTGATCTTGCCTGGGATTTCCCGGAACCCGTTGACCATGTCGTTGAGGCGGTTCTTAATGGCGGCTATCGCGTTGTGAATGGCCTGTTTGAATACGTCGAAGGCTGCGCGCATGGCGTCGGTGTTTCCGCTGAATACGGACTTCACGACGTTAATCGCGGCCTTAAACGGTTCGAAGACAACGTTCTGAATGAACTGCCAACCGTTGTTGAACGCGGTCTTAAGCCCCTCCCAGATCGCCGAGAGTGCCCCTACGACTGCACTCCAGATGTTCTGCAAGCCTTGGACTTCGTTTTGCCAGGCCGTAATGAAGACGGACTTGATGAAGTCCCAGCCTGCCTGGAACGCAGACTTGAGCCCCTCCCACGTCGACGAGATCGCACCGCTAACCGACTCCCAGGTAGTCTTAATGCCTTCAACGGCACCATCCCACAGAGTGAAGAACGCCCCCTGGATAGCCTCCCACCCAGTGCTAAACGCGGTGGTGATCGTGCCCCAGGTAGATGAAATCCAGCCTGTAAACCCTTCCCAGGCAGACCGTATTGCGTCGACGGCGCCGTTCCACAGGTCAAAGAAGGTGGACTTGATGATCGTCCACGCCGCAGTAAATCCTGCAGTCAACAGTGTCCATGTCGAAGAAATCCAGGTGGTAAACCCCTGCCATGCGGACTGCAGCGCAGCGGTGAAGGTAGCCCACAGCTGTCGGCCGGTCTCTGTCTTGGTGAAGAATGCCCACAAGGCGGTGCCAATTCCGACGATTGCTGTAATTGCCCACCCGATGGGGCCCATAGCTACGACCCAGGAGGCGGCAATCTTTGCGGCGTTGACGGTGGCCTGGATACCGGCTTTCACCCAGCCCGTGCCGAGGGAAGCGAGGGCGAGCAGGGCAGAGCCTGCGTTTTGGGCGCGCACCAGCACCCATGCCGCAACCTGCTTAGCCGCGCCGATAGTTGCCTGCACGCCGGCCATAATCCAGCCCGCGCCCACCTTCCAAAGATTAAGCACAGCCGCAGCGCCCGACTTGACCGCCTCAATCTTAGTGGAAATCCACGCCGCGACCTGCTTAGCCGCGCTTACGGTAGCTGCGATACCTGCCGCAGTCCACTTAGCAGCCAGGCCGATCATAACGGGTGCAACCGCCGGGGATACCACAGTCGCCAGGCCGAGAAGCTTGTTTTTATTGTCGGCGATCCACGTCCCTGTAGTCTGGAAAGCATCACCCACGCCGCGCACCACATCGGGAATTGAGCGCAGGCCCGCCCCCACGAGCGGGATGACTTTCCCTGCTAGGTCATTAAACCCGTTGATAAGATCGGTCAGAAACGGTTTAGCTGCTGTCAACCCATCCGACATCGCGCCGACAAGCGTGGCCTGGAGGTTACCAAGCGCACCCTCGTAAGTACTCACGGACTCCGCAGCCTGCTTCGCCCCGTCCTGCTGCCCTAGCTCCATCACAGCCTGGTTGAATTCCTCGGCGGTGATCTGACCGTCGGCCATGGCGTCGCGGAAGTTGCCCGTGTACGCCCCGTTTTTAAGCATGGCCTCTTGCAGCACTCCTGAGGCACCGGGGATGGCGTCAGCGAGCTGATTCCAGTTCTCTGTGGTGAGCTTGCCTGCGCCTGCGGTCTGAGTCATGACCATGCCGACGCTCTTGAAGGTGTCGGCGTTGCCGCCAGACACCGCGTTGAGGTTACCGGCGGCCTCAGCCAGGTTGGAGTAGTCTTTAACGCCGTTGGAGGCCAGCTGCGCGGTCATGGACTGGATGTCACCGAGGTCATAAACCGTGGCGTCAGCGTAAGCCTTGGCCTGGGCGGTGACCTTATCGATCGTGCCGGTATCAAGCCCCGCAAAGCTAAGAGTGGACTTGAACTTATCCGTCGCGTCCGAAGCGGTCACGGCTTCAGCAGCAAGCCCCTTGAGCCCGCCGATGGCCGCGGACGTCGCGGCTGCGACTCCACCGCCAACTGCGCCGACAACAAAACTGTTTTTGAGCGCATCGGTGGCACGCTTACCTGCACTACCGACAGACTTCTCCAGTTCGTCACCCACAGCCTTGCCAGTCTTGACCCCGGCACCCTTAACCGCGGCCTGCATGGCCTGGTCAAGCTCTTTACCCAGCTCGGAACCGGCAGACTTCCCCTTGCCCTTAATGCTCGCATCAAGCGCTTTGGCCGTTGACGTTGCCATAGACCGGCCAAGGTCTTTGCCAGCCGACGCACCAATGGAGTCGAAGCTCTTAACGACCTTATTGATTCCATCGGCGAACTTTGACGTCTCCGGAAGGATCGAGATGTAGGCAGTAGCCAGATTGATCGCCATGGGCAGGCTCCTTTGTGTCAGGCCCAGCCGAGCTGGCGGGCGATTTCAGCAGTAGACGCCACTTCACCAGTGACGGTTCCCGACGCGTCGTTATCGTTGAGGTCGACTGAATCCCCTTCTGCGAGTTCCACGCTGCTGCGGGTGTTGGCGCCGCGTGAGACAAACACTGGCAGCGGGTCGCCACGCTTAGCGGTCAGCGCGTAATGGATGATTCCGAGCCGGTCGGCGACAAGCGCGAGCAGGTCATCGGAAAGCCCCCACTCGGCGTCTTCGCCATGCACGGCTCGATATAGTGCTGATTCCCGCGGCACAGTGTCGATAAACGCCACGAGATCACCCCACTGATAGTCAGGATCGCTTTGCCCGAACCAGCGAAGCCTCAGCCCTGCGCGCAGGAGGTCGGCTTCGAGTGCGCGGCGTAGTTCGTCCTCGTCTAGGAGTCCGCAGACTCCTCGGATTCCCCCACGGTGACTCCGGAGTCCTTCTGCCAGGCAACGATCAGTTCCTGGACAGCTTCCTGCTCCATCGTGTCGATAATGGCGAGGGTATCAGGGTCGTTGTCGAGGACGAGTTCGAAGAGGGTGAACAGCTGTTCAACTTCGTCGAGCTTGCGGATCTTGCGGATGACGCCGAAGGGGAGATTGCCGAAGCGGGGAAGGGTGATCTTCTTCTTGCCGACGGTGTAGTGGAATTTTTCAGTCATTGGGAGACCTTTCTATGGGTTGAAAAATTGGGGAGACAGTTGTGTGGCGGCCCCACAGCGTCTCCCGTATCTGTGGGGCCATCAAAAATGATTAGGATTCGCTACCAGCCGATACGGTGCCCGCAGCCGGAGTACCGGCCGGGGTGTCGAAGAACTGGTAGAACTTCTTGCCGTTGGCGTCGGCGAAGCACTCGACTTCGATTTCGTACTTGATGACGTCGTCCTTGACGTAGGAAATGTCGCCGACGGAGGTGACCTGGCCGTCGGGGATGAAGATGCGGCCCTTCTTACCTTCGCCGCCGTTAAGATCAGCCACCCACGTCTTGTGCGGCAGTTCGCCAGCGGAGTCGGAGACGGTGATCTTGCCGTCTGCGATGGTGACGTTGTCCTTGCCGTAGACGGTTCCGAGTACGTTGGCGTTGGCGGCTTCGAGCAGCGTCAGCTTTACGGTGACTTCGTGGCTAGTCTCGAGGACAATAACGGAGTCCTTGTTCCAGTCCTTGATCTTTTCGGTGTCGCGGTTGACGGTCTTGACGATGCCGTCTTCGCCGACGAACCCGGCGGGCTTGACGCCCAGCTCGGCCGAGATCGGGGTCGTAGCGTCCTTCGGGTACTTAGCGGTGTCCTTGACAAGGTCACCGATCTGCAGACCTCCAGAGGCCTTGACGTCGGGTGCGCCGACGATGACATTGGTGCGGTTACGGGAATCAGACATGTGTACTGGTCCTTTCTGAAAATGAGTGAACCCTCGCCCGGTTTAGGCGAGGGTGGTAAATACGTAGCCGACGAACTGCCAGCGTGCGTATGTATCTTGAATGTCCGGGTCGGGGAACTCGACGGGGCCAGAGACCTCGTCCCACCCGACGATCGCGGGCACTTGGCCGGCCAATTCGAAGCGGAGGAAGTCACGACACCTCCCGATTATTTCGAGGATGTCCTCCAACTGGGTGTGCGGCCCATAGACCTGGACGATGATCATGGTCTTGTCGTGCGAGGGCGAGAAAGCAGTTGGAGCAGCCTGCTCAACCCGCAGGAATACCCCGGAGGCGCCCCTTTGCACTTTTGACGACACTGGAAGACCTGTGGCCTCTGCCAGTACCTCGATGACTAGCTCGAGTGCGGTGACCATTACAGCTCACCGCCTATGGCCTTAAGGAGCGAATTGTGCTTGGCGTTGGAGCGGATTGACTCCGGCGGGGTACGCACGATGGCGCCGTAACGCCGCCTACCTTTGAGGACCGAACCTCGCGACTCGTACGGATGCCCCGGGGATACGGCCTCGGCGCGGGAACGCACCACGTCGGCGGCAGAGTCGACCATTGCGACGGTCTCTGGCATGGTGCGCATTTTCCGAAATGCCGACAAGTTCCATTCGATCTCAATGCTGGCCATCTACCCCACCGTCTTTCTACACTTCACGACAAGCGCGCCCGGTGCCCAGAATGGTCCGTGGTTGTAGTCCTGGGGATTGCCGTCGACCTGCCATTCCTGCCCGTCGGGCAGGCGCACCTGGGCAGACGGCAGGATGTCGAGGGAGTCAGGGGCGTAGACCTCGAGGACATCGATAGTGCGCAGCACCGAGTCCCCTGCCATCTCTTGAGACTGCGTTACAGCCCACCCGATGACCGGCACTGTCTGCCACTCGCCAGCACCCGGACTACGGTTACCGAACCGATCCGTCACTTCTGCGCCTGGCATCATGACCTCAACGGTGTGTTTCGGAGCGATGAATGTTCGGGTCACAACCAGCTCACCGCCTCGATTGACCGCATGCCGCGCGAATGCCCCAGTTCGTCCGCCAATGCTTTATCCAGCATCTCGCGCTCCGCTTTCGTGAGGTACAGGTTGCCCTCGCTATTGCGATACGACGTCGACTGGGCAAACGGGCCTGCCGTCTGCGACAGCGAGTCCACATTTTCCGTGCCGTCCGCGAGCAGCGCGCGCTTGGCCATGGAGCAGACAATAAGACGCAGCACCGCCGCCAGTTTCTCCGACGGCCGCGTCGGAATGTCGTAGGTGGCCTCGAGCCACACAGACGCATCCTCGAGTAGGGCGTCCGCCTGGTCCCCGTCAGGGGCAAGCGACCACCGAGCCCGCAGGTCGTCAGCCGTTGCGAACGCCAGCATGATTACTGCGCCAGGCCGGTCAGGAACACCGCGGACATCGGGTCAGTCACGCCGAACGCCAGGGTGGCCCAAGTGTAGAATTCGGTGACCTGACGAGCCTTGATGTACTCGCTGTCAGTCGAGATCGGGTCTTCCACACCCATGACACCAATCGTGCCACGCTCGAGCAGAATGCCCTCACCCTCGGCCAGCGCATCGGAGCCGGTCTCGATCAGCGTCACACCCAGCGTCGACAAAATCGACTCCCAGTTGGAGATTCCGAGGATAGCCTTGAGGTTCTTCGCGTCCTTTCGACCGAGCACGAGCGTGTCCGGGGTGTAGCCCAGGTTGGTGGCCTCGATGAGGAGCTTCGCGGAGAGGATGTCGTCGATGAGCGTGCCCTCTCCGTTCAGGGAGGTCTTGGCTGTGGCCTGGACCTTACCGGCAGCAGCCCAACCATTGGACTCGTGCTTGAGTGCTCCTTCGGTAGTCGACAGCACATCCTTGACGACTTCGAAGCCGCGGTCATCAACGTCCTTGGCCATGGTGTTGGCGATGCGGCGGGCGCCGCGCTGCAGGATAGTCGGGTCGTTGCGCTTTTCTGCCTCACGGGTCAGCTCATACTTGCCACCAGTCTTGACCACGGGATCAACAAACGGTTTGCCGCCGCCCACACCAATGACGGGGAACTCCGCGCCCGGCGCGATAACACCAGGCTTCTGGTCCGCGAGTGCGTTGTTGGTCTCGAGGCGGTCATACATGATGGCGCCGCCGGTTGCGGCAACGCTGGTGAACAGCTGGCCGGCGACCAGGTTAGCCTGGACGAGATCCGCGATGTAGTTGGACAGGCGAGTCGGTTCCTTCACGAACATGCTCGTGGTGATGGTGCCGTCCTGGTTGATGCTGGCAGGGGCCAGAGGGAAAGTGAAATCAGCCATTTTGGTCTCCTTTCTAGATAAGTGCCACGGTCACGACGTTGTTGGCTGCGGCCGAGACCGCTTGGCCCGCAACTGCTGCAGAATCAGCTGCCTTGACTGCGGACCCGTTGGCACCAACGGCGACGAGGTCACCCGCGGCGATCGCGCCGGAGGCGGTGACATCGACAATGTGGCCAGCGCGGTACACCATGACGTGGCGGTCCTTAGCGGTATCCTGCGCTGGTACACCGAAGGCAACAGAGCCTGCTGTGCCCGGCTTAACAACGGGGTTGCGGCCGTCAGTGTTGGCGGCGATCTGGACGAAAGTGCCGGCCTTAATGTCCGCCTGTGCCTTCACAGTCGGGTTTTGGGCCGGGGTGTAGTGAACAGTGGTAGTAGTCACTATCTCTCCTTACTTATTGGCGAACGGGCCGGTCACAGCCCAGTTCGAGGGATATGAAAAATCAGGGGCCGCCTGCTTATCCGACGCTCCCGGTTTTAAGTTCTCCACCGGATAGTCCGACGGAGGCGCTGCACGCTTCGCAGCCTGCGCTTGAAGCTCACCCAGCCGCTGCGCATTCGCATCAAACTTCTCGGGGTCATCGCCGAGCAGGTCGGCGTTGTCCTCGGAAATTCCGTACTTGGCGAGTGCCTGTGCTCGAGCGAGCTGCACCTGGTACTGGCGCGCAGTAGCACGCTCCGCCTCGAGGGCTTCCTGTGCACGCTGCAAATCGGTCTTCTCGGCTTCCTGAATTTCGCGGTATTTCTCCGCGTCCGCGCGGAACTCGTTGCGCTCGGTGCGGTACCGGGCGTTTTCCTTGCGGAGCTTTTCCAACTCGTGCTGGTAGGACTCCGCGGTACGTTCCTGCGGCTGGTGGCCGTCCGCTTCCTGGGCGTTAGGCTGTTCTGCCACCTCCGTGGCTGCGTGCTCGGTGGTGGCGGTGTTTTCATCTGCCATGATTAACCTCCTGGGTTAGTTTTCGGGCATAAAAAATCCCCCGCCACCAACCAGTGGTGTGGGGGTTGTAGCATGGCGGGGACTCGCACCCCGCAAGCGTGACTACTTCATGCTCGTGTCTGCGGCGAGCGCCGCCCGGACTTCTGGGGCGACGTCGTTGACGTCCGCAGCTTCTACGACTATGTCCGGCTGGCCAAAATGCTCGAGGAACTGTGATTTAGCTTCCTCTATGGGTACGTCACGCTCCGCGCAATCGAGCAGGAAATCCTGCATCGTGTCGCCACGTGCAGCATCACGGATGTCCATGAGATTCTTCGACGTTGCGGTAAGAATCTTGGCCCCATCGAATTTGATGACCGCCACCTTACCGCCGCCTTGATACACCCAGGCGGTTCCTCTGGCAACATCAGGCCGCTTCACGTGATACCGCTTCGAGGGAAGCAGCTCAAGCCCCATTGACTTATACCTATCAGACATCTTGCCCAATCACCTCCGCATGCAGAACCAACTGTCCCTTTATCTCTTCGACTTGGTTAATCCTATATCGAGTTTGGCGTCCGAGAAGTAGCTCTTCTTCATCTGGGTGCTGAGAAATCGAAGAGCTCTTGTCATGCGCACCGTTCCAGCCCACATAGACCGCTTTTGTGCCGCTGGGCACTGCCAAGCGCAGTTCGATGCCCCCGAACTCGTCCTGCCCATGTGTTGACGTCGATAGGTAACCCCAGGCTTTGAATTCCTGCTTCCCCCACGAGCTCACGTCCTCCACGTCAAAGTAGCCTGACATCGCACTGCCAGCTAGTTCTTGGCGCTTGATGCGCCGCACCACCTCGACAGGCTCCTTGATGCGCGCCGCGCGCTCCATCGCCGAGTCGACATCACGCATAGCCTCAGCAACCGGCTGGAGCTCCCGCCGACGTTTCCTCGGCAACCGGTCGATAGCAGCAAACATGTCCTGACTCTTGTACTCCCGTGCGAGCTCATTCATCTCCCGATGCCCCACGTCGGTGTAGGCCCACAAGGCCCCAAGCTCTGGCTCAGTGAAATCGGGCTCCCTAACTCCGTACCGGTCATACAGGTAGTCGGCGGCTTTCGTACGTCCCATTTCAAGCAATGAGACCGGACGTCCCCCGCCGTCGCCGGAGCCACCGGACGCCCTTGGAGGCACCGGAGGTTTAGGTGGAACCACACCGTCAATAACCGCCTGGACTCCTCCCGGTGTCTCCGCAATCTTCTGGTTGAACCGCGCCAGCGTTGCCGCCGACCCGTCCCCCTTGTCAGATTCCCTCCACGCTGCTTCCAGCTTCCGGTACTCATCCTCGCCCTCCCACGAGTACCCCTTGAATACGAGCACACCCTGGCAATCACAGTGGTCGTGGTAGCGATGCCCGTCACGACGGCGCGTGACCGTGTCCTCGGAGTACACCGGGCCCCGCGATGCCAGCATCGCGCAGAACGCGCAGTTCTCCGCGCCGGACAGCACACGCGCGTACCCCATCTTCACGGGCTTCTTTGAGGACTTCACCCGCGCCTTACCGGCCATCGCGGTATTCGCCACCGCCCGCCGCCCGCCGGCACGCACATGCCTCCCCACGCGCGCCCCAACCCTTCCCACAACCTCCTCCACCACCCGAACGTCATGCGGGTCGGCTTGCTGTACCGCCACCCGGCGCGCCACCATCTTCTGCGTATCAGGGTCCAAGAACTCGACCTCAACAAGTGCTGTGGACTCCGGTGTCAGCCCGACGACGTCCGTAAGCGCCTGGTACAGGCTGTGGACGTCATAAGCATCTTCCTTCGCTGGGCTGACCTCAAGGCCCTGGGCGGCCGCGGCGGCTCCCATGTCCTGGACCTGCCGGCGGTACATCGCAGTGCGCGCAGCAGCCACCGTCGGGTACAGTTCCTGCGCCATGTCAGCAACCGCCGACGCTGATTGCGGCACACCGTGCTCTACGAGGTGTGCGGCTACGAGCTTCGCCACTCGCGCATCGAGCTTGCGAGCAGCAGCACGTATTTCCTCCGCCCCCATAACCACACCCCCTCTTCAGTACCTACACGTCTTCGCGCCGTAGCGCCACAGGAACCAATCCAGTGAAATCAATGCCTTCAAGCCCCAATGCCCGCGCAGCGCTTTCAGGCAAAACTCCCGCCCTGATCGCTTTACCCAGCGCGTCGAACTTTCCAGCTAGATCATCATCCCGGGGGGGGTAAGAGCACCGTCATTCGTTGCGTCAAACAAACCAACGTCAGAAACAACGCCACTACGCGCCTGCTGTGCGCGACGTACGCGCTCCTTAGTCCAACCCGGAATATCCGCCCAGAGTTCTTCCGACGGAATGCCCAACATCGTCGTAAGCTTCCCGAGGCCGTCCACCGTCTGTGCGAACGACCGCGACGACGTCTCCTCCCACGTAATCTCCGACTCAAAATCCGAGGCACCAGCCTCGTCCCCGGCAGCATGGGAGCACAACCGCAGCAGCTGCTCATGCGACTCACCAAACGAGGTCTGAATCTCTGCCGCCTGGCGATCCTTCGACGTCTCCAACGCCGCCAGACCATCCGCCGAGATGTTGCTAATAGCATTCGCCCCCAGAGACTGGGCGGGCACCTGCGCCAAGGCGGCAAAGTCTCGTACCGACGCCTGCCGCGACTCGATATAGCGCGACAAATCAGTCTCGTCGTACTGGCCGACCTTGACGTCAACATCATCAAAGAACTGCGTATCGGCCACAGACTGGCGAAATGCCTGCTGCTCCGAGTCTGGCATCCACCCAATCACGTACCGCTGTTTAAACGCCGCGAAATGCTGGGCAACGCCCTGCTCATAGTTCGTCCGGTTGATGCGGTCTTGCAAGCCGAGCAGGTGCTCTACGATGCCGCGGCGCTCCTCCCCATCAGCAAGCATGCGATCCTGGTAGCGCACGATCGGCACCGCTCCCATGTTGTGTGGCCGGGCCTCCTGAAAGACCAGGTTCGTCGGCGCAGAGTAAGTTCTGTCGAGCCATCCGCGCGGAAACTCCGGCGCATGCTGCACTCCGAAGAAGTACACGTACTCCTCGTCGTACAACCGCAGATAGCGGTCACCAATCTCGAGAGCCAGCATCGGATACTCATCCGACGAAAGCACACCTGGCAAGCCCACACTGTCCGAATAATAGGTGACCATGCGCCGCGGAGAATGCACCCCAATGCGTATCGCCCCATCCGTTGCGGGGAGCACCGACGCGTAGGCCGTGCCGTACGTCAACCCAGCACGGTGCAAGCCCGTCTGCCGCGCCGCCATCTTATTGCGCTGCCACCACTGCCACGCACCCGCCTGATCCCCGTCCGCTGAATAGAAGCCATCGACCTTAAGCGACTGCGAATATGTGTCGACAACGAGCGCCACAAACGGCGCAACCGACATCCGCGCAAGCTCCGCGTGCTGCTCACGGTTCTTCGACTTGATAGAAGCCCCCACGCGAGCTGCGGCCATCTCCGCATTCCACGGCACCATGTACTCATGGATATTGTCGAAGCGCGCCCGCTCTGCCACGTGGACAGACAACATATCTCGCACTGCCTGCCACGCCTTGACCTGATTCAACATGCTTCCCCTCCTTTCAAAGGACGCTAAATGAAAAATGCTTTGCCAGTGCGCTGCTTCTTCTTGCTGCGCCCATTCTGCTCACGGACTAGCCGCCACACCATGCGCGCGCCAATCATGCACACGCAAGCGTCAATCTTCTTCGACGACTTTCTCGACTCCTTACGCACCGTGATGCCATACCGGCCTTCATGACGGCGAGCGTTCAACACATGCTCCGTTAGGAGCGGGTTACCATCATGCGTGAACGAGTGCTGCATAATCTCAGCCTCCGCGAGCTCCGCAGCCGTGGTGAACTGAAAGTCCTTACCGCGCATATCCCAAGCAATCGGCTCGGGCTGCTGCGCGCCACGCGACGTCGCCCACAGCTCCAGCCGGTCGCGATACCGCTCCGGCCACGCCACCTTCGTAAACGATTCCCATTCGCGAACGTCCGCGAAGAACGCGACCACGTTCCAGGTGGCGAATGCGAAGTCGACGCGGTCATCGACGGCCTGGACGTCCACCATCGGCTTATCGTCGGGGTGTGCCGCGCGCGGCGCCCACACACCAATCGTGAAGACGTGCCCGTCCTCGATACGACACCCGACGAGCGCGGTGTGGTCGTTGGAGAGTGACCCGTCGAAGAACATGACGATGTCCTCGCCAGGGTCAACTACGATGTCGGGGCGCGCCATCTGCGCCCAATCCTGCGGGTCTGCCCACGAGTCCGACGACGCCACCGGCCAATTCAGGTACTTACGTTTCGAATCATCAACCCGCGCCGACGGCGACCAAATACGCGTCATAATCGCATCAATATCCGCCCACGGGCAATCACCGTAAACCCACTCGAGGCCGGCGCGCAGCGAGTCCGCATCCGACAAGTCGGTGCCATGCGGAGCCTGGCGCGCATCGTAGAGAATCTTCGACTCATTCTTAGACCGGCCAGTCTCCTGCAACACCCAGTCATCGAAAGTAGCCTCACCCGCCGAGCTAATACCCGGCTTCCACGCATTCAACGTCTCAAGCATGCGAGAACCCGACTTCGAGAGATTATCGAGCAGCGTACTATGCAACTCCACGCCACCGTTCGACGGCGTCCAGTGCTCCAACTCGTCGCCCACGACGAACGTCGCCTCCGCGCCTTCCGCAGTCGCAGCAGACGAAGTAATCACTTCGAGCTTCCCCTCCGGCTGGACAAAAATCTGCGTCTTGCCCACATCTAGCTGATAGTCCTCATGAAGCTTCGGCGCGTTCGCAGGCGACGCCATGGCACGCACCATGCGCATCGTGTTCTCCGTCTGGTCCAGCGATACCGCGGCGATCTGCACCCAAGGCATCGACACAGGTTTGCCGACGACTCCGCCAGGCACGTCCTTGTCGAAACGGGCGAAACGCACCGGGGCAAGCAGCTCGATAAGTGCCATGACGGCAGCGAACGGTGACTTGCCACTACCTTTCGCAAGGCGGCGCGCCGCATGATGATACAGCCAACGCCCATCCTCATCGACCGAGTAGAACCACAGCACAAACCGGGCCTGCTCACGAGTGAACTGCCATGCCATACCCGCCCGGATACCATTCGGGTGGCGCAGATACTTCGCAGCCCACGCCAGCGCCTCGTAGCCCAGCGTGCGCTTCGGCAGGCCGTCTGGGAGAGAAGATAGCCGCTCACGCGGGTCGACGTTATCCATATACACTCGCCTCCCCGTCGTGGTCTAGGAGAACATCTCCTTGTAGTTCGCCAGCACTGACGATGTCTCATCTTCACTCGCATCGGCGTCCGCGGCCTGAAGCTCGACACGTAAGCGGCGACGCTCACCCTCAGTTGTCATCAGCGCCGCGGCGCCACGGTTGAACTCTGCAAGCATCGACGCTTTGACAGGCTCACCAGAGTTCAGTTCCTGCGACATGACCTCCGCGAGCAGTCGGGCTGTCTGCCAGTCTGAGGGCTCATAGAATACGGCCTGGCCGGACTCCTTGAGAGAGCGGAACCAGTCCTTCATCAGTGGGTGCCAACTTGGAGACACTCGAGGCGACTTAGGTTTCGCGCGTGGCCCACTACCGTCAACGACTGTCAATGCCGGCTGGTTGCCTGCTGGCTTATTGCGGCGGCGCCGTTGATCACTGCGCTTTGGGGGCGGCCCAGGCATACAATCTCCTTTATCTCTTCATTGTTGAAGCCGTTTTCTTCAACCCGTACACAGGCTTTTGCCCTATGCGTCCCGTGGGTCCGTGTGCCGGTTCCGAGGGCCCTCCCCCACCCCACATACTAGACCAGGCCAGGGTGGGGTCGGCGCGGCAACTGCAATCGCTGACGCCGGGCGCGTCGGGCAGCTGCGGCTTCGCCTTGGCTCTTCTCCTGATGGCATGCGGGGCATAACCACTGGACGTTGTCTAGGCTGTCGGTTCCGCCGGCTGAGTGCGGGCGGATATGGTCGAGTTCAAGTTTTCCTTGAGTGCCGCAGTTGGCACAGTAGCTGGGCAGCTGTCGTCGGGCTTGGTTTCGGAGTTTCTTCCATTGGCGGGTGCTTGTTCGGCTGTTGCCGTTTGTCCATGCCATGGTGTGTCTCCTTTGGTGTCCTGCTCCGGTCGTGAGCCGGTGGCCTGCGTCTGTCCGCCCATAGAGCGTGACCTGGTGGACGTTGTTGAAGCGGTCGCGGGTAGTTGGCGGCAGGACTGAAAAAACGACAAAACCCCAACTCGTGGTTGGGGTTTTCTTTCTTTAGCGCAAGCGTAGCATTTCAGGGCCGCTGGTTGTCAAGCCCTAGCAGGCGAATGAGGAAACTCCGCTTCCGCTTTTCGAGTTGGGCGATGGTGATGGGCTCGTCGGGATGGCAGAAGTTGTGGATGATGCGGTGTTCTTTTCCGAGCTCTTCGATGATGTCGCTGGCCCAGTCGAGGTCGGAGATAGGTTGAGCGTGGTAGGCGATGAGTTCGCAGAGCCGTGGGGCGTTGTTGTCGGCGGCATGGATGCGGATGCCGGCTTCCCGGAAGGCGTTGTGTGCGACTTCTCGGAGATTGGTTTCATAGTAAATCCAGGTTTCGGTGGCGATAGGGTTGCCGGGTGGGCGCGATCCTGGGGTGGGGCGCATGACGCGGGCTTCGGGCCTGGGCGGGTGCAAGCCTTTGAGTTGGTGGAGCTCGAGGTAGGCGATGCGGAGTTGACGGGCGTGGTGTCGGAGTTCGTGCTCGTCGGTCTTCATGCGTTCTCCTTGACGAGGTATGCGAGAGCGTCGATGTCGTCTTTGCGCATATCCGCCCAGCGCATGACTTCGCCGTCGGGCGCGGTGACCTCGACCAGCGGCAGGGTTTGCCAGCCGTTGGCTTGCATGGTCTTGATGGCTTGGGGTGATTCATCGAGTTGGGCGACGGTGACGGGGATTCCCATGCGGCTGATGGCGCGGATGGTGGCGCGGCATTTTATGCAGCCGGGGCGGGTGTAGACGGTCGCGGTGTATTGGTCATTGGTTGCGGTCATTGGTTAGGTCCTTTCGAGTTCTGCCTTGACGGCGTCGATGAGTGCAGATTGTGTGGTGTCTTTGCGGGCAAGTGCCTTGGCGACGTGGGTGTCGATGGTGCCCTCGGCGCGGATGTGGACGATGGAGACAGGCTCGGTCTGCCCCTGGCGGAAAAGCCTCGCGTTGGTCTGTTCGTACAGCTCGAGTGACCAGGGTGTGGTGGTCCAGACGAGGATGTGCCCGCCGCTCTGGAGGTTGAGGCCATGGCCGGCCGACGCTGGGTGAATCAGTGCGAGTGGTATCTTGCCGGCACACCAATCGGCCATGTCCTCCGCGCTGGATAGTGGTCGGGCGTGCGGGAAGCGCTGGCGGATGCGCTCTGCTTCATGCTTAAACCAGTAGGCCACCAGGACGGTGTGCCCGGCTGCGGCTTCGATGATGTCCTCGAGTGCATCGAGCTTGGCGTCATGCACGTCCAGGACGTCGCCATCCGGCGAGTAGATGGCGCCGGACGCGAGTTGTAGGAGCTTGCCGGACAGGACACCAGCGGAGCCCGCTGTGATTTCCTCGCCGTCAATGTCGGTGACCATGGTTTTGCGGAGCTGGTCGTAGGTGGCGCGCTGCGCTCCGGTGAGGTGCACGACGCGGTCGGTGTAGGTACAGGGTGGCAGTTGCAGGTAGTCGGTGGTGCGCATCGACACGGTGATGTCCGCGATGGCGTCGTAGATTTCTTCCTCCGCGCCATCAGCAAGACGCCACTCGTAGACGATGTGGCCATTGCGCTTGCCCGGTGTGAACCACCGCTGGCGGAACGCGGTGAGGGTCCGCCCGAGACGCTCGCCACCATCCATGAGCTTGAACGGGGCCCATAGGTCGGCGAGTGAGTTGGGTGCGGGCGTGCCCGTGAGCCCCACCAATCTCGTGATGTGTGGTTGTGCGGCCATCAATGCTTTGAAGCGTTTGGCCTTGTGATTCTTGAAGCTGGAGAGCTCGTCGATGATGACCATGTCCCACCGCCAGGGGTCGCCGCGGCGTTTCAGCTCGGCGAGGAGCCATGGGAGGTTTTCGCGGTTGATGATGGTGAGGTCGGCGTCCTGGTCGAGTGCCGCGGCGCGCTGCTTCGGCGTGCCAACACACACCGCGTGGGTGAGGGGTTTGAGGTGGTCCCATTTGTCGAGTTCGGCGGGCCAGGTGTCGCGGGCGACGCGTAGCGGCCCGATGATGAGGGCGCGGCGTGCCTGGAAGGTGCCGTACATGAGGTGGTGTATGGCGGTGAGGGTGGAGATGGTTTTGCCCATGCCCATTCCTAGGAGTAGGGCGGACCTCGGGTGGCTGATGATGAAGTTGATGGCGTGTGCTTGGTAGTCATGTGGTTTGAATTGCATCGATGACGCTCTGTATTTGGTCGGGGTGGTCTATCCAGGTGGCGATGAATCCCATGTCTTGGAGTTGTTGGAGTCGGCGGGCCTGGAGGGGGCGGGGTTTCTTGCCGGGGGCTTTGACTTCGACGAATCCGAGCTTGCCGCCGCGCAGGATGATGAGTCGGTCTGGCATGCCGTTGGTGCCGGGGCTTGTGAATTTGTAGGCGTGTCCGCCTGCTTGCCGTACTGCTTTTTGGAGTGCTTGTTCGACGTGTTTTTCTTGCAATTTGGGGCCTTTCTGGAACAAAGGAACAAAGTTTTCCTTGGTAGCCCTCTGGATTAGGGGTTATGTGTGTTGTTTTGTACCTACATGTCCCCTAATTCACTCTTCAGGTCATTTAGTAAAAACTTTGTTCCGTTTGTTCCGGTATCTCGTTTCCCTCGCTAGCGCGGGATTTTTGGGCGGAACAAAGTGTGGAACAAAGTTTGTTTTTGTTCCGTTTGTTCCGGGGTGGAACAAAGCTTTTCGGGCTTTGTTCCACCCCTTTTGTTCCTTACTTTTCGACTCGAACATCTACTCGACCGTAGAGCCGCTGCTTGCCGTAGATAGGGAGCCTGCGTTGCTTGCCGGTGTCGTCCCATCCTGGGATTTGGGCCATGATGGCGGTGATTTCATGGGCGTCGATTTTCCGCATGGCATCTGGCTCACGGCCGAAGCATTCGGTCCAGATTTCAATCTTGGAAACGGTCTGCCGCGCCGCGGCGTGTTCCCAGATGCCTTGCGCGGCGACGTACTCGCCGGGCAGCGTGCCACCGTCGAGGTAGATGCGCCGCGCGCCGATAGGCAATGTCTCCCAGTTTGAGGGGAGTGCTTTGTCTAGGTATTCCTGGACGATGCCGACGCGGTCGTCCTGCTCGACCGCGTCCGCCTGCGCCTCGAGCGCCACCTCCAGGAGGTCGCCTTCGAGGTAGAGCTTCTCGCCGGCGAGGTCGGCGACGCGGGCCTCGGCCCACACCTGCTGCACTAGTTCCTCGGTGAGGTCTTGGACGGTGTAGATACCGTGGCCGGTGACTTCGATGGGGAGCCATCGGCGGTTGCCGGTGGGGTCGCGGAGGAAGCCTTCGCGGGCGTTGGTGGTGCCGACGAGGATGCAGGAGCGCGGGCGGGACTCAACAACCCGCCCGTAGGCGGGCCGGTACTTGTCAGCCTGACGGCTGATGAAGCCCTTGACGTTCTCGTTGTCGACTTTGCGCATGCCTGCGAGCTCGGAGATTTCGACGATGAGGTTGCCCTGCAGTTTCTCTGCGCCGGTTTTATCCCGCATGTCGGTAATCGAGATGTCGTCGCTGAACCACTGGCCGGCCAGCTTGGCCCAGATGGTGGATTTGCCGACACCTTGTGGTCCTTGAAGGACAGTGACGGTGTCGAATTTGCACCCTGGGTGGAAGGTTCGCCGGTGTGCGGCGACCAGTGTCTTGCGGGTGACGGACCGCACGTAGGTGGTGTCTGCGGCACCGAGGTAGTCGATAAGCAGGGTGTCGAGGCGCTCGGCCCCGTCCCATTCGGGGAGGGTGGTGAAGAAGTCGCGGACGGGGTGGAAGGCCCGCTTCGAAGCGACTGAGAGTAGTGCGTCTGTCATTTTCGTTGGGCTGTAGATCCCTTCATATGTTCTGGCTAGGTAGGTTTTGAGCTGGGCGTAGTCGTTTTCAGTCCAGCCGTCGCCGACTTGCTTCCATGGCAGGGCTTGTGGGTCGCGGGCGTGGAGGGTGTGGGCGTGGGCGTTCCAGCCGATGTGGGTGAGGTGCGGGTCGTGGGTGAAGATGAGCTCGAAGTTTCCGATGGAGTCTTTGAATCCACCGTTTCGGTTGACCTCGAGTTGTGTGAGCCACTCGGTGCCGGTGTTCTCATCGTCGGCCGCGGCGGCTGGCGGCTGCTCCCCTGCTGTCGGCTCCTGGACGTCGGTGCCGTCGATGGGCTGGAATGCTTCATTCAGCATGGCGGCAGTGGTGGCCGCGTGCTCGCGCTTGGTTGGCGTGTCCTGCTCGACCATGGAGAGCATCGCCAACGTTGACGGCAGTTTGTTGATGGGTGTGCCGGGGGCGGCGTCCTCGTCCTGTTCGCCGTAGAGGTGGGTGGCGACGAGGTCGAAGGCGGTGAGGTTGCGCCCGGCGGCGGGGTCGGTGGCGTGGTTGGACCATGCGCGCAGCCCACCGTCGTAGACGATGAGGCCGTTAGCGGAGGTGCCTGCAGTGTAGGTGTAGCGCCCGCCGGTGCCCAGCCGGTAGACCTCGCCGAGGAACGTGTCGATAGCTTGGGGGATGGTGTAGGCGCGGTTAAACGCGCCAATCAGGCCGGGCTTAGACCTGGGGTCTTCGGCTTTGCCGGTGTGGCCGGCCGCGGCGGCGGCCATGGTGAGTTGTGCGGTGTGGGTGTCGATGCCGGGCCAGGTAGTCATGTCCCGCCAGTCCGCATACCGGGCGAGGGCGGCGTCTGGGTCGAGGTCGGTTTTGCCGCGGCTGACCTCGACGCGGTAGTCGCCGTCCTGCAGGGTGGACGGCTTGTACATGAAGCGCTCCGGCTCGAAGGTGGAGGCGTCGAGCCAGTCGAGGCCGGGGTTGATGTCCTGGCCGATGCGGCGAGCGACCGCCCCGTACTCCTCGGCACTGATGTCGCGGGTGAGCCACACCCAAACCCGCCAGCGCTGCTCTTCTTCGGTGTGGCTAAGCGTGGTGTGCGCGAGCCATGCGCAGTCGAGGGTGTCCTGCAGGTGGGCTGAGAGGTCGACGTCGTTGGGGAGGTCATCGATGTCGAGGGTGATCATCGAGCGGGTGAGGACGTGGCCTTTGCGGCGGCGCCCGTGCTTGAGGTGGCCGGCGACGAAGCCGCCAACATCCTTCCACTCGCCCTGCGTGGCCTTCGCCGCGGCGTGGTATTCGGCCATGGTGTGTGCGACCTCGATGGGTTGGTAGGCCCATGCGGTGAGGTCTTGTTTGGTGGTGTGGGTGTTGGTCCAGGTGGTGGAGGTGCGCCGTGGCGCGGTTGCCAACGTTAGTTCGCGGTTCATTGGTTGTCTCCTTCCTGGGGTGTGAGGATGTTGAGGCTGATGAAGAGGGCGATGATAGCGTCGAGGACGAGGTCATCGAGGATGTGCACGCCACGCTCCGCGAGGTATGCGTGCATGGCCTGCCGAGCGGTGGACGTATAAGTCATAAGTTGTTTTTTGAGTTGTTGAGAGTGGCTAAGGTTTTGTGTGTTGAACTGGGGTTATTTAGTTGTTTTGGGGTTGTTGGTGCTAAGGGGTGAGCCCCCGTCCTGATGGGGTGTCAGAATGGGGGCTCGAGCGGCTGGGCTTGGAGGGTGCTAGAAGCCGAGGTTTGCGGAGGGGACGTTGATTGCGGGCCGGCCACCAATCGCGGAGAAGACGTCTTCGGCGGTGACCGGTGCGGCGCCCAGACGCTCGCCGTCCTTCGCCTTCTGCACACCGACGATGGTGGCGGCTACGCCGACATTGCCTTGGGAGGCGTAGACGTAGAATTCGACGCAGGCGTTGACGTAGCAGCCGCTGTAGATTTCATCTGCGTCGATGAGTGGCTGGGCTTGCTGGTCGACGATGAAGGGCTTGCGGTCGGCGTTGGCCTTCGCGGACACGTAGAGGTGGTTGGCGAAGGCGTCGCCGCGGGACACGCCGTCGTTCTTCGGCTTGTCGCCGTCGCGCAGCGGTGGGTAGAGGGTCTGCTGCGGGTCGATGGGGGCCTTAATCTTGCCGCGGGCGACTGCGTCCTTGACGGCTTCGTTGACAGCGGCCTGGAGGATACCGATGGTCTTCGCGTCGTCCTTCGGGACGAGGAGCACCGCCTGGTACTTCGGGTCGGCGCCTTCGTTTGCGGCGCGGGGGACGAAAAGGTCGTTGTAGGACAGGCGGGCTGGGAAGGTTGCGTGGCGGGAAGTGAGTGCCATGATGGGTTTCCTTTCTAGGAGGTGTGGGTGTCGTTGGTGGTGTCGGCGAATGGTTCGCCGCTGGGGTTGAAGATGGACTGGATGCGCTGGTAGGCGTCCTGGTCCTGCGGGGTCGGGGTCATCTAGGTCTCCTTTCTCTCGCTGTCGACGCGGATTTTTTCGGTCAGTATGGCGATGATGATTTGCAGTGCTTCGGCGCGGGTGAACCCGGCGTCGACGTATGCGCCGAATACCGCGGCTAGCCCTGCAGCCTGCCGCCGGGCTTCGCCGTCTGCTTCGGGGAGCTGTCCTGGGGTGCGGAATTGCATCATGCGAAGTCCCTTCCTGCGATGTGCATGGGGATACGGTTCGGGGTGGGTGTTTCCCCGGCGTCGTTGATGTCGTTGAGCTGGAGAACCTTGAGGCCGATGGCCTTGGCGACCTGGAGCTCGAGACGCGCGCCGGCGGAGTTTTCCCACCCGTCAAGCAGGTAGATGAGGTCGCACTTGACGAGCAGCTTGATGGCTTCGCGCATGTAGTAGCTGTGCGGCTTCTCCTCGCCTGGCTGTGGCGGGTCGACGGGAAGAGCCCTGTATTCCCAGGGGTGGTCACGGTGCGCACCGGAGTACACGCGGAAGCCATGCTCCGCGAGCAGCTTTCCTGCTTCATGGAAGGCCGGGTAGTTGAAGTTCGGCAGGCCGGTCATGGGACCGGCGATGTACACGTTGGTCATGCTGTCTCCTTGGTTTCGATGGGCTGGAATACGGTGTCGGCGGTGGCGATGGTCAGCGCGGGCCGGGGGTCATCGGCTGGCACCAGCGTTGGCTTGCCTGCGGGCTTGTGCAGCAGCGGGCCGACACTCTGGTCGAAGGTTTTCTTGCCGAGGAGCTTGGTCATCGCGGTGATGCCCAGCACCTTCTTCTCGTAGGGGTCGTGGCCGAGCTCCTGAACCACGTCGGCGACCGCAGTCTCGTCGGTGTACTTGCGTACCGACCGGCCTTCCACCAGCTTCAGGCCGGGGTACTCGTGACCTTGGTTGGCCTTGTCGAGAGCATGGTTTTCGACCTTGCCGAGCCACTTCTTGAGCTCGCCGGACCAGGTGACGATTTGGGCAATCTGCTCATCGGTGAGGGTGGCCGGGTCCGGCGCCGCCGGAACGAGTGAGCCCTCGGACTCCATCGGCACCGGCTGGAAGTAGTGCTGTGCGAGTGCTTGGCATTGTGGGGCGTGGCGGCAGAATGTGCACCACTCCCCCGCGGCCAGCTCGCCCGACCCCTCGATGGCGAGGGCGGCGGCGGGCTTGACCACATCCTCAGCCCAGGCGAGCAACTCGGTGACGGTGATTTCGTCGGTGGAGATGTTGTTGCGGCGGGGTTGGAAGATGACCATGCGCACGCGCTGGACGTTGTAGAGCATGCCGTAGAGGTGCAATGCTCCAAGGGCGTACAGGCGCATCTGCGGATTCCCCACCGCGCTGACTTCCACGCCCTTGCCGTACTTCAGGTCAACGATGGTCATGGTGCCGTCGCCGACGATGACCGCGTCACCCGTGCCGAAGCCGTCCGGCACGATGTGGGAGAAGTCGAGGCGTTGTTCGATGGCGAGGAAGGCGCCGGGGCTGGTTTCCCGCGCGGCGGCGAGTTCCGCCATGACGGCGTCGGCGTAGTCGTCGGTGTGTGAGTCCATCTCTTCGTCGATGCCGTCGCGGTCGACGAGGGTGGTGGGCTCGTCGAGTAGGAGGCGGAGCTTATGCTCTGCGAGCTCATGTGCGAGGGTGCCCTCCGCCGCGGCGGCGGACTCCGAGTCCGGGTAGCGCTCTTCCAGGCGGGCCGAGGGCGTGCAGTGTAGCCAGCGGTGTGCGCCGGAGGCGGATAGGAGGGCGTGGGCGCGGCCGGCGTGCCCTTCGGCGGGCTGGTCGGTCATGGTGCCGAAGGACGCGACCTTGTTGAAGGTCAGGCGCTGCGGCCCCTGCGCGGCATGGTTGAGCGGCACGCTCTTGCGGTTGAGTCGGCTGAAAATCTTGTAGACGTCGCCGTCGGTGGTTTCGACGTGGGTGGCGCCGAGCTCCTGGAGCTTCGCTGTGGCTGCGTCGGTGTCGGTCAGGTCGAGCGCGTCGACGGTGATGAGCTGCTGGTAGTGCTGGGTCATGCTTCCTCCGTGTGCTGCTGTGCCATGGTGATGAGCTCTTCCCACTTGTCGGCGGGGAGCTTGTCGAGGTGGTCGATGCCGAAGTGTGGGAACAGGGTGCCGGCGATCCATTGGCCGCCGCCGTTGTTGGCGATGCCGCGCAGGAGCTGCTGCGCGGTGGCGCGGAGTTCAGCCACGTCGGGTCCAGGCTGCGGGGCCGGCACGGGGGCAGGCTCCGGTGCTGGGGTGGGCTCCGGCTGCACTTCCATAGGAGCCTGTTCCTGGACGGGAGTCTGTTCCTGGGCGTGAGTTTCAGCGGGCGGACACTCGCCTGCAGGTTCGGCCTCGATGCGTTCCATGGCTTTAGTCAGGCCATGGATTGTGATGGCGAGCAGGTCGAGGGTGAGTTCCTTGGTAAGCCAAGTGGTCATGATTGGTGGTCCTTTCGGTTTTGCAGGAGGGCGACGCCGCGACTTGTGGCGCGCGTTCCGTTATCGGTGGTGTAGATAAGGCCTGCGTCGAGGAGGTCCTCGAGCTGTGCCTTGGTGAGGTGCTTGCCTGCTGCCCAGCGGCGCAGAGTGGATTCCTGAAACTCAGTCGGCATTACAGGCTCCCGGTGCAGACGTTGGCGGGGTTGTAGGTGACCGGTGGCGCGCCGATGATGAACATGAACGCGACGGTGCCGATGATGGTTAGCGCGACGAGGGCGACTTCGAAGCGCCAGCGGCGGTCGAGCTGATCTTCGAGCTGGGCGATGTGTTGGAGCCGGCTAGCTGCGGTGGGTGGGTTGGTGGTCGGGATGGGCATGGCGGATTTTCCTTTCATAGGCGCTGGTGAGTGAAGCGATATGGTGGGCGTGCGCGGCGCCATCCTTGAGGCGGCGGCGGATACTCTCCGGCAGTCGGGGCATGGTGTACAGGGCGCGATAGCGGCCCTCTATGTCTTTGAAATGTGCGATTGCTTCGTCGATGGTGATTTCCCGCATTAGCCCCTCCGCATCATGTAGAAGCGCGGCGTATAGGCGCGGTAGCGACGATGGAAGATGTGCTTGAGTAGTCGTTTCATGCTGCTCCTTGATTCATGTACTGGTCGAGCCAGGATTGTGTTGTGCGCCAGGTCTTGCCTGGTTTGCGGGCCTCAATGTCGCCGCGCCGCATCAAGGTGCGGATAGTTTCGGCGTGAAGGCCCGTGTACTCAGATGCTTCCCTCACGGTCAGCCAGGCCGGTGTAGTATTCATGGGTGTCTCCGTTTCAGGTGGACAGAGCAAGACCCCCGCGTAGTTACAGCAGTCGCGGGGGCCTTTTGTGTATGTGGGGGGGTTGCAGGCGTGCAGAGCCAAGCGGGCAGTGTCCAACCCCGCCGGATACAACCTTGACGCTCCATTTCGCCTTGAACAGGAAGAACGCGCTTAACAACCCCAAGTGCCCAGCCAGGGAGTCGAACCCCGGTAGTGCTTGCAAGAATTCAGCCACCCGCTATATAGGCAATAAGTGATGAATTCGTGTTCCGTTCTGGGCTTGGTATTTATGTCAGCGCCGTTCGTTCCCTCCCAACCACGTTGGGCGGGGTTCGCCTAAGACGCATACTTTTCGAAATATCTATCCGCTATCTGCTGGAAATGAGGCTTCATTTCCTTATGCCGGGACAGGTAAGCGTATGCACTGTTACAAGCACGACATCCGCGACGGTTGGATTTACTAATTACCAAGTTCCCATGGCAGAAGGCGTGCCCCTTCGAACAGTGCGTTTTCACAGCATTGTGATGGCGCCCATTGCGCACTTTATCTAGGGTGTTTTCCTTCCTTGAGCCCCAGCGCAAATTTTCCAGCCGATTATCTTCCGGGTTGTCGTTCCAGTGGCACGCCTCCATGCCATCAGGGCACGGACCAACAAAAGCCTCTAAGACGGCGCGGTGAACATGTATTGAGGTTCCTTTTCCTCCTCGGAAAAGATTCACTCGTAAATGGGAAGTTCTACCGTCGTGAGCCGGGGACAATATCTTCCCTTTTAGTGGTTGGTTAACCCCGTTAGACAGGGTGATGATTCGGGGTAGAGACCGCACTCTTCCTCCGTTAGAAACCTCGTAGTATCCTTCCCAACCGGGGATTGGTCTCCATTCTTCTTTCATTTTTCTTCTTCTCTTTCTACTCGCCTTATTTGGGAGAGCGTGCCGTGTGCAGGACTTGAACCTGCTGAGTGCCCTTCACGGCTTGGGGTTTACGTCCTTGGTGGTTCCCTCCCGCTTACGGCGGGGTGCCTGCCTGTCGGCTTGGCCTAATGCTTCACGGACATGTCAACGTGGTTCTTAAGCCCGGTATCTTCTATCAGGACAATTCACTAATTCAGTTGTCAGTCATCGCGGCCAACTGGTTCCTGCCCTATCCCCTGGGGCAGGAGGTGTTCGGCGGCCTGGTGCCCGTGGGGAGGCTTGCACTCCCCTGCCTGCTAAGTCGGGCTATTCCTCTTCGATCTGCTCGCGTTCTCTGATGGAGCTGCGTGCGAAGCGTTCCGCTTCCTCAAAGAGCGCGTCGACCTCATTAGGGTTTATTTGCTCCTTGAGTGCTGCTTTGATGTAGCCGAGCATGAAAGCTTCTAAATATGCGGTGTTCATGGGTCTGCGTCCTTATGCGGTGGTGTAGTACTGGTCCCACACGCGCTGCATCAGCTCCCGGTCTGCTTCGGTGTAGCCGTTAACCTGACGCACCTGCCCGTTAGATAGGGTGAGGTCGTACTTTTCCGGCTCCCTCCCCTTTTCCAGCGTGTACAGTGCCTTCATGCGTTTGCCAAACATTGGGGCCACGGACTTCATCTTCTTGTTGGAGAGGTTCTTCGACTTCAAGAAATCCGCCGTGTACAAAGGCCGGGTTTCCGGGTTCAGCTCCGGCACCTCACCTAGGCCGCGTGCCAGAACAATGCGGGCCTTCGCCTCCAAATGGTCGGGGTGAATAAGGCCCTTAGCCGCCTGGCACAGTTCCATCTGCATCTGTGACTGACGCATGAGTGCGTTTAGTTGGTGTTCCTCGGCACGGGGGTTGATGGCGCCACCGTTGTGGAAGTAGGCGTCGAGGGCGTTAGCGGCTTCGAGTTGGTAAGCCTCAAGCGTTGGGCGGGCCGCTTCGGAGACGCGGTTAGTGTCGATGGTGGCAAGCCACATCGTGAGAGTGCGACGGTCAACCATTGAAGTTTGGTAGTTCTTGCCGTCCGCCGCAGTTGTGGTCATCATGACCATGACTGCCCATGGCTTAGATTCGAGCTTGCGGTGTTGACTCTTCCAGTCAATGCCGAGCGCATCGCAGACATGCTTTGCACTGGCCCACTCGGTGCCGTCGTGCTGCACCGCCATAATGGGTCTAGTGGCCCCCGGGACCGGGATGGTGGCGAGCTTCGTGCTCATTTGATAATCTCCTTGATGTAAAAGGTTTTTACTTTTGCCCCCTGTTCCAGCAGGGGGCTTTTCTTTTGCCTCGGCCAGGCCATCGGCATGCTGTTTCGGGCTGCGGATGATTGTTACGGTGACCTCGGGTGTGGCCTTTCGAAGTAGGGCTTTGATTTCTTCAACGGTGTAGGGCCTATCGCCCGGAAGATTCACGGTCACCTCCGGCGTTGCTGCGCCGGGGTTTTTCTTGCTTCCGAGGGTCATGCCGCGTCCATTTCCGCTACCTGGTCGAACCATGCGCCGATGTAGTGGGAATCGCCTTGCAGGGTTGCGACGCGGAGCGCGAGTTCTGCGGTGACTTTCGCGCCGGCGCGCAGCTTTGGCAGGTCAGCGGGGTAAACACCGATGAGGAGTGCCAGCTGTTCATCTGTCTGCAAATTGCGCGAACGCATGATTGCGTCGAGAGCGCCGGGGCGGAAGGTGTAACGGGGCGGTGCAATCACAGCCATGTAGTTACCTCCGTGTAAGTTTTGAGATTTTGCAATCCGGCATGTTGTGAACCGGACAGGATTCATTATGAACCCCTCGCGGTTCATTGTCAACCCATGTAGGTTTATTTTCGACTTTTCGCAGCGCTTGACACGTTTTGCAACATGGTTCATAATGAACCTATGACACTTCAAGAATGGCTAAAATCCCTCCCCGGCTCCCCCACCGTCAGCCAGGCAGCAGACCACTCCGGAGTCTCCAAGGCCACCCTGCTCCGCCACGACAAAAAGGGCGAGACCACGGCGGAATACGCAATCACCATCGCGCGCGCTTACAAGGTGAATGAAGTTCAGGCGCTTATCGACCTCGGCTTCATCACCAAGAAAGCCGTGCTCGAGCTGGGCATCACCATGTCCCTCGATAACGCGACCAACGAGGCGCTTCTCGAGCAGGTGCTGCGCCGTTCTGACCCGCAGGCACGCCACCTCTTCGGCAACGACGGCACCGAGGACGTCATCGGCCTCCGCCCCGATTTCCGCGTCGTGTCCGACCCTGATGCTTTGATTGAACGCATCAACTCTGGTGAGGAACAGATCGCGGCCCAGATGGCGACTGAACCCCTGGAAGAAAACCAGCCCTAGTCAGACAGGAGACCTATTCCCCATGAGCTTTGTTGAAGATCGTCTCGCGGACATGCTGGCCGGTCTTAACGTCCGCTTGGTCGAGTCCTCAAAGCTCGACCCCCAATACAACGCGGTGTGGCACCCTGCCAGTCGCACTGTCATCGTGCGCCGCGACCTCGACCCCGTCACCCGCACCTGCGCCATCGCCCACGAACTCGGCCACATCGTCAATGGCGATACGTGCTCATCCCCACGGGCTGAACGCTTAGCCGATGAATGGGCCGCGCTGCAGCTCATCGAAGCCGACAGGGTTGAGGACGTGGCCGCAGACTGCGACGGCGTGCCGACAGCAGTCGCCGCCGAGCTGGGCGTGACCCCGCACCTTTTGGGCGTGTGGATGCAACTGTTCGCCGCCGGGCGTGTTTCGACCATGTCGTGCATGATTCTCTAGACAACTCTCACGAAAGGACTCTCACATGAAAACCATTGACCTGCGCTCCCTCGGCATTGACGAGTGGCAACCGGAATACGAAGTCAAGGGCGTGTTCTACCACCAGGACACCGCCCAGAAGATGGTGCGCGCGAACCGTCTTGATGATTTCGGCCGTCACAATGTGCGCCTAACCGTGGTGCCTGAACCGGATAACCCACATGGAGACACCGCCCTGTCTGTGCGGTGGAATGACAATGTCCTCGGCTACATCTCAAAGGATGATTCCCCGAACTACAGACAGTTGCGCCGCATCGCTGCGTCCGGGTTTGACGCAGAAACGTGGGGCAGTCTGACGATTATGAGCGACTGGTCTAGCGACGATGATGAGCCGGAATACCGCTACTCGGCGACTGTTCAGCTCCCGGACGCTAACCGCTTGTTCCCCATGAATCAGCCACCGGAGGGCCGCTACACGCTCCTGCCCACCGGCAGTGCCATCCAAGTAACCAACGAGTCGAACTACTACGAGCACCTGCTCGATTACGTGCCAGAGTCCGGTGAGGGGCTACTGATCGTCACCCTGCACGTCGAAATGGTTGGAGTGCGCCAAAAGCGCGAAGGTGTGGTCGTGGAACTCGACGGCTCCCCCATCGGCGAGCTATCTAAGGCCAGCTCGGAGAAGTACATTACCGCCATCAAGCACCTGAATGAGCAGGGGGTAACCGTCGCGTGCATGGCGAAGATTAAGGGCTCATCTGTGGCCGCTGAGGTCACATTGCACGCGAAGAAGGCCCATGAGTTGACGGAGGATGAGCTGAATCCGACCGGGTTTGATGCGTTCCCGACGCTGGTGCCGTTCCAGGCCGACCCGGACGCCTACGATGCGCCGGACAGGTACAAGGGTGAGGAATCTTCTCATTACTCCACGCCTAAGCCTGCGAGCGCGCCGGCATCCAACACCATCATTGTGCCGCTCACATCGACGCCGGCGGCGGCGGAGTCAGACGCTGTGTGGGAATCATTGCTCACCCCGGATGGCACTAAGCGTGCGAACCTGTGGCAGCGTGGCTACGCGCGGGCTGTGGTGGGCAAGTCCACCGGCAAGACTGGGCCGCGCATTGACTACGCCACGGTTGGGCAGTGCAAGGATATCGTGGCGCATTTCGGCGGTGACGTGGCTGAGGTGGATAAGCGTGGCAGTGCTCTCTTGAAGTTCATGTGGTGGTTGCTGGTGGGCATGCTGGTGTTGGTTGGCCTGATTTTCCTAGTGGCTGGTTTGTGGCAGGTTCCGGCGTTGATTGCAGCGCCGTTCGTGCATCATTACTGGTCGCGCAGTCGCCTGAAGCCGCCGTTCGGCAAGCAGGGCTGAATTTGAAAGCCCCCGCGGAGCTGTGCTCAATCGCGGGGGCGGTGCCCGCGTGGCCCTCGGGGGCGGGCGTTGCAGGCCCCCACAGCATAAATGAAAACCCGCCCCTGGCGCTCAACATGTGGAAGTCGCGAGCACCAAGGGGCGGAGTATCCAACCACTAACGGGAAGGACACGTATATCTTATGTCATCGATTAGGCCGTACAAGACCGCAAAAGGCAGGGCGTGGCGCGTACAATACCGCAGCCCCGACGGCAGGAACCGCACCAAACAAGGATTCAGAACGAAAAGCGCGGCGCAAGCGTGGGCCGATAAAAACGCCACCACCATCCGCGAAGGCGACTGGATCGACCCCAACGCCGGCAAAGTTACCGTAAACGAGGTTCAGGCAGCGTGGGAGGCTAACCTCACGCACCTAAAGCCTAAGACGCGGCACGACATGCTGGCCGTGTGGCGTAACCATGTGGAACCGAAGTGGGGAACGCACAAAGCATTCAGTATTAAGCCTTCCGAGGTACAGGCGTGGGTGTCTTCATTGGACAGGTCCGCGTCGCTGGTTAGGCAGGCTCACGCGGTGCTCGCTCAGATTCTTGACCTGGCGGTGATGGACAAAGCAATCCGTGAGAATCCGGCTCGTGGGGTGAAACTGCCCCGCAAGGACGCGGCAAGGAAGGTGTATCTGACAGCGGAGCAGCTTGGCCTGCTGGTGGGTGAATGCACACGCTACCGAGAGCTGGTGTGGCTCCTTGGCACAGTGGGGCTTCGATGGGGTGAGGCGGCAGCACTCCGGGTGCGGGATGTGAATGTGCTTCGCAACCGTATCAGTATTGAGCGCAACGCAGTCACCGTAGGCAACGAGGTGATTATTGGAACGCCTAAGACGCATGAGGTACGCCAGGTGTCTGTACCGCCTTCGGTGATGCGGATGCTGGCCCCAGTGATGGACGGGAAGGGACCGGACGAATTGTTGTGGCCACGTCGTGACGGCACGCCGATGAAACCACCCACGCATGGCAAGTGGTACTACAACGCGCTAGACCGCTGCATGGAAAAGTACCCGGATTTCCCGCGAGTCACCCCACACGGACTTCGACATGTTGCGGCCGGCCTGATGATTTCAGCCGGGGCGAACGTGAAAGTTGTGCAAAGGCAACTCGGGCACGCGAGCGCGGCGATGACGTTGGACACCTACGCGGAACTCTTCGACGAGGATTTAGAGGCTGTGGGTAGTGCCGTGGAGGGAAAGATTTCGGGTGTCGTGGGATTGCATGGCGTAGGGGCTTAA